CTAACGCACCTGTAGGCACGACTATGGCCCTTATTGAGCGTGGCTCGAGAGTTATGAGCGCTATACACAAAAGATTACATTACGCACAAAAGATAGAATTTAATTTATTAGCAAAGGTGTTTAAAGATTTTTATTCACCAATGTATCCTTATGGTGTTGGAAAGAATGCAGTTCCAAGTATTAAGTCTAGTGACTTTGATGAGCGCATAGATATTATTCCTGTATCTGATCCTAATATATTTTCTATGTCACAACGTGTTACTTTAGCACAAACACAACTACAAATGGCACAATCTGATCCTAATCAACACAATTTGTATGAGGCATATAAAAGAATGTATCAAGCTCTTGGTGTAAAAGACATAGATGCAATTTTACCAGTACCAAAACCTGATGCACCGAAAGATCCTGGATTAGAAAACTCTGACGCATTAATGGGTAAGAAGCTTATCGCGTTTAGAGGACAAGCACATCAACAACATATTGAAGCTCATAGAATATTTATGTCATCATTATTAGTTAGAGCAAACCCACAAGCTAGCACTTTATTACAAGCGCACGTAATGGAACACGTTTCTTTATTAGCTAGAGAGCAAGTTGAGGCACAAATGAACCAAGTTATAGAACAAGAGGCACAAAAATACGGTGGACAGATACCACCACAACTGCAATTGGAGTTTCAAAAGCAAGTTGAGGTGCAAGTTGCTGATCAAGTTAGTAATTTTATTAGTGAAATGTTCATAGAGGAGCAACAAGCTATGCAACCACAGGGTCAAGACCCACTAATTTCTCTAAAAGAGCAAGAATTACAGCTTAGAGCACAAGATATTCAAAGAAAAGCACAAAATGACAGTCAAAAATTAGAACTTGACGCCGCAAAACTTGACCAACAAGCAAAAATAGCGCAAGATAAGATAGATTCTAACGAAGATATTGCACAATTACGTGCAAATGTTAATTTAGAGAAACAAAAACAATAAAAATGATCAACGCAGAGCTAAAATTAGCAGAATATTTTGACAAACTTATGCATTTTGCAAAAAATGATAGTAAAACGCCTGAAGATAGTATACTTTTGGCTGGTGCTATGATGGCTGCCTCAAGAGTTATTTTTTATGAACAACTTGATGCAAAAGAAGCTCAAAAATTATTTGATCAAGGTGGTCTTGATCTTATTGAACTTGTAAAACCGACGATACACTAATGAATTTTAAAAAAACAAAAACAGAAGTAGTAAAAACACCTAACCCTTTTCCAACTATGAAAACTGCATCTGATGCAGCTATAGTTTTTGCACCTTTCGTTGTAAAAGATAACAAAGGTCCAGGTCCAAAAGGGCAGACTAGTAGGCAACAAATTAAAAAAGTAAAATTTACTGGCGTAAAATAGTTGGTAGAAACGATACCAAATTTTTTACATCCTAACCACCACGCATTGCTTCACAAAATAAGTTGTGAGGGATACCTACCTGGAGATCCAGAACCTTTACCTTATTGCTACCAACCAGGTGTTTCATATGTTGAGGATGATTTCTTTTTCTTTGGTCATGTATTATTAGATAAAGAATCAAATTTTGTTTCTAGATTTTATCACGACATTGGTGGTCCTATTTTAGGTAGATTAAATTATAATTTTATTCACCGAATGAAGATTAATTTATACACGAACACGGGAAGACAAGATAAACACGACTTTCACACTGATATGCCTATGGAACACAATGTTTTGTTGTATTGTGTAAATACCAACAACGGATATACTGAATTTGAAGACGGATCAAAAATGCCATCTGTAGCGAATCAAGCGTATATTTTTAACGGAAATCTTAAACATCGAAGTGTTTCGCAAACAAATAGCCATATTAGAGTTAATGTAAATGTTGTTTTCACATAAAATTTTGTATACAAATACTTTCAAAAAGGAGGTTTCTATGAAACTTTTATCAGATCTATGGGCTCATTTAAAAGAGTGGTCAGACTGGAGCATGAAAGACTGGATTAAAGCTGCAATAGTGGCTATAGTCGTAATTATTATTATAGGAGCAATCTAGAATTTATGTGGCAACTATTAGCTAAACCTTTACTTGGCGTCGTCGCAGATGGCGTCAAGGGTTTTGTAGAAACAAAGAAAGCAAAACAAGAATTAAAATTAACAACAATCAAAGCAACACAGAAACTTAAAGAGGACCAAATAGCTGGTAAAGTTGCATGGGAGCAAAGCGCTGTCGATCAAATGAAAGGATCGTGGAAAGATGAGGTAGCATTAATTGTCCTACTACTTCCAGCAGTTTTAGTATTCACGCCTTTGCAAGAACACGTTCATCAAGGGTTTATCGCCTTGCAAGACCTACCGTCGTATTATCACAATCTATTATATATTGCGATATCTGCCAGCTTTGGCATCAAGGCTGGATCAAGTGCGATAGGTATGTTTAAAAAGAAATGAAGAAAAATCAAAAGAAGAAAGTAAAAAAAGTAGTTAAAGCTTTGAAAAAAGCATCTAACACTCACGCTAAACAGGCAAGAACTTTGCAAAAAGTTATAAGAAGTAAATGAATTTAGAAAGATTAATGGAGTCAGTAAAGAAGCACGAGGGTTATCGTAATAAAGTTTATCTAGATACACTTGGCAAAAGAACAGTGGGCGTTGGCCACCTTTGCGTTGAAGATTTTTGGGAAGATGACAAAGAATATGAAGAAAAATTTTTAATGGAGATTTTAGCTGATGATCTACAAAACGCCATTAAAGGAGCAAGAGAACTAAAAGAAGAACATGATTGCACAGACATTGATGAAATAGCGCAAGAAATAATTGTTGAGATGGTATTCCAGCTTGGTAAGAATGGTGTATCAAAGTTTCGCAATATGTGGAAAGCTCTAGCAGAAAAGAATTATATTGGTGCAAGTTACGAAATGCTTGATTCTAAATGGGCAAAACAAACGCCAAATAGAGCTAAATCAATGGCAGAGCAAATGAAATCATGCAATCAGACTTGATGTGGAACACTAAAGTCATACAACACTCTTACATAGGCACCCACGCAGTTTTTGTTTTTGAAAATTTATTTGATGATGATTATTTACAAATCATTTTAAATAAAACTGAGAAGTTAACACAGAAAGATAGTATGAATCACACAACAAACGTCAAAGGTAATATGACAACTTTTCATAAAATGATTGACGATCCTGATTTTAAAAAATTTCACAAAACTGTAATAAGTGCACTTACTACTTGTGTAGTTCTTAGAACACCTAATATCAATATTCCTGAATACTGTGTTGACGAGTGTTGGGGTATAAAAATGGAGCAGGGACAGCATACAGTGGCTCACACCCATGTAGCAAGATGTAGTTGGTCTGGCAGTTTCTGTTTAAAAGCAGATAATAATTCTTCCGAAATATTTTTTCCAGAATTTAGTTACACATGCCCTAATAAAAAGAATTCTTTGTTATTGTTTCCAAGCTCTATAATTCATGGATCTACTCCAGAAAGATCTAAAAATCCTAGAATTTCATTAGCTTTCAATATAATTGACAAAATAATTTTACAGCAAGGAGATTAAAACATTAGACATGAGAATAGAAAATTTTTTTTCATATTACAAAAACGAACTTAAAGCTAGACAAGAGGTCATAAAAAACGCTATAGCTAATGGTGTAAAAGACTGGGATACATATCGATATATGGTCGGTAGATATAACGGTTTAAAAGAAGCTGAACAGGAACTCGCGGACCTGCTTGAAAAAACGGAGCTAGAAGATGACTAAACCAAAACTTATTGTCCCTCAACATATCTGGGATGGTAAAGCTGTTGAAAAACAGAAAAAAGAAATGGAGAAAGTGCCTAACCCTACAGGGTATAGAATAACCCTTTTTCCCTTAAAATTAGATTCAAAAACTAAATCAGGTATTCACTTAACTGATGAAACAGTGCAAGAATCACAACTTACTACTAATATTTGTAAGGTTTTAAAAGTAGGCCCTGACGCTTACAAAGATAAAGACAAGTTTCCCACTGGCCCTTGGTGTAAGGAGGACGACTGGGTTTTAATTACTCGCTATGCAGGATCTAGGATTAGAATAGATGGTGGTGAGTTAAGGATTATCAACGACGATGAAATACTGGCTGTTATTGATGATCCTCGAGATATATTGCCAGCTAACATACTTT